AGATGATTTGCTGTCATAGAAGTGATTGGTTCGAACAACATTTTTTGTACATTCGAACCAATCTCAGCTTGAAAAGGTCTCTCGTAATGATTTGTTAAAACCAAATTTTTAACAGCGCGTGAAATAGCCTGTTCGTTTGTACTGCGAACCAAATCTTTCTTGACAGGATGTATTTTAAACATCAAGTCTATATCTGTATATAATATTTGTTCTGCCATATACTTATTTATTTAATTTTTAAAGAGTAATTTCGCCGCCACAAATTTCTCCGCCAGTATCAATTGGGCAAGTCCATCCATCGGGTATATCGTATTTTTTACCCAAACTTGTATCAACTGCACCACCACCATCGCACCAAATATAGGTCAATACTGCACAATCGGATGTTGCGTGGTGGGTAAATATACAAGTCTCTTCGCCTTTTGAATTTGTATAACACCAATTTTCGCCAGTACCACCGCCTCCTGGGCCAGTAACAATTGCTAATAATTTAGCCATAAGTTCTTCTCTGGTCGGCTTTTTATTCGGATCTTCTTCTTTATCAATCTTTTTACAAGTTGTTTTTATTTCTTTCTTGTCTATTTTTGCTTCTTTTTTTTCTAAAGTTGTTGGGTATTCTGGTGGTATTGGAAATCCTCCAACAACTAACCAAGGGTTATTTGTATGAATATCATATTCTGGTCCTGGAACTTCTATACCTTCAATTGCTGTTGCTATTGACGATAATGTCAGCGGATATATACTTGGAGAAGGAAGTATTGAATCTGCACCACAACCTTCTTCATCGCGAATTAAAGGAGGACCTCCGACAGATGAAATATAAGTTCTGCCACCAACACGTATAACCAAATCTCCTCCAATATTTACATTAAGAGTTCTGGCGATGTCTATTCTGGCATCATCGTTAATTTCTACGATTGTTCTTCCCTTTGATCTATATCTAGTCCATCTTTCAACAGTTGTCCAAAGGTTTCCTCTAACATTTGTTAAATTGCTTCCGTGTACCAAATGTACAGCGTGCCTTAAATCTTTTCTATGAACAGTTCCAGTATGTCTAACTTCGTGCATAGTTCCAGTTCTATGCATTAAATTAATTCTTTCTTTTTTCTTGGTATCGTCAATATCAAAAAAGTGTCCAGATTCAGACATCTTAGAATCATTATATGGATACTTTGCATCATAATCAGGATCACATTCATCCCAAGTGACGCCGCCAGCTCCTTCAATACCTTTTTTAATTTGCGATTTAACAAATGGTAATGGAGTTTTATCAATATTTTCGTTTCTTGCAAACCTACTCGTCGTTGGTTCGTTTAATGGGTTTGGGTATCTTGTTGGACCCGCATCAGTATGTTCCATCCCTTCTCCATCATTCATAGTTCTTCCGCCAACTTGAACTGGTCGATTTCCTAATGATTTTCCTGGGTCTGAGAATCCTTTGCTTGGTGGATATAATTTTTCTGGAACATCTGGGATCCTACCAAATACAACTGGATATTGTGCAGAATCATTATCAAGAAAAAATCCAAATACCGTATCACCTTCTTTGGATGCGTATGTGTCGTTTGATGAATTTGTAGGAAATATAGGTTGTGCCCAAAGTAATTCATCGGAAGGAATATATTTTTTTTCGTCAGTATGCCAACCGTAAATTCTTATTTGTAATCTACCGATCTTTTTTGGATCATCCCTACTCTCAACTATTCCTGTCCACCAGATAAATCCATCTAGCCCAGGAAAATTTTTCTTATTCATTGTTAATGACATTTATACTACCTCAAAAACCGCTTCCACCGCGAGACATTTCGCTAAACATATCATTACTTCCTCCAGAATCAACATTATCTGAACCATATTCTAAACCTGCTTTCCCTTCATACTGTTCTTTTCTTCCTGTATAACTATCTTTAATGATCTCCAACGTTGTTTCAAAATTATTTTCTTGGTCAAATTTATGTCTTAAAGCTGAAACAATATAATAACCAGATAAAAATCTATCATATATCTTTTTTCCTTTTGGGTCTTTTGCAGTTTGAGGCATATGGACATAAATTATTCTACCAACACCAATATAAGGGTCTCCAGGAATAACTAGTTTTATTCTATTGTGTCCAATAAGAGCCAATTGAGCGTATCTATAAGGAACTGCATTTTCCAATTTATCTTTTTTAGCTGGATGTATTTTTATTGTTGAATCAGAATAATCATCGTGCTTCTTTCCAAATTTATCTGGTGTTTTATCCATTATTGGTTTATTATTGTAGTAATCATCTTTATACATAAGAATATTACCATTCAACCATTCCCAATATTTACTATATTTAAAATCAATATTTTCGTGGGTTCTTGCAATATAGTCTAATGATAACGTTCTATTGGCAAATCCTCCGCGTTGATTTAATTCAAATGAATCAAAAGAATCTAAAGGATGATGAGAAATGATTTGCTCGTACGGATCCCAAGGAACTTCGCCATTATAATCGGCATTTTTTATACCATACCAATATCCACTACTCGCTCCTCCAATCTGGGCTTTTGCAATTGGATTTGTATATTGGAATTTTTCAATTGCGGCTTGATCTTCGTATAATGACAATATAGATCTAAATTGATATCCATCGCGATTTTTCCAAAACAAATAACTTGCTCCAGAATCTGGACCGTGTTTATCGCTTATTGCTCTTGTACATAACCAATTAATTGCTTCTAAAGGTCTCCAAAGAGGAATAACAATATCGTGCAATCCCATAGTTTTTTCTATATTTTCATCGGGCAATTCTTCCGGTGGAATTTTTAAAAATTCAATTGCGATATCTTTTACTATTTCCGATATTCTCTTTTGCTTATATGATTTACTTATCTTCATTCTTTCCGAAAGATAAGCATCTTCTGAAACACAGTTTAGTATTAAATTTTCGTTATCGTCGTTGGTCAATCCTCTACCATCTATTTTAAAAAATCTGAATTTTCCTTTCAATGGATTAGCACCAGATATTCCTTCTACTCCGGGTTTATTAGCCTCAAATAAAAGATATTCATCACCTGACCAAGACATATCATTATGTCTACCAGAAGAATCTACCAATACTAAATTCATAGATGTAAAATTACCGAACATATCTTCAAAATAGTTGAATTCTGTTACAGCTTGTTTAAAATCTAGTGATTTTCCCTTAGAAACAATCAAACATTTATTGATTTCTAAGTCTGTTACTTTTGATCCTGTGAAATCGTTTTGATTAGTGCCTGCCATATTATTTTAATAATCTTAAAATTTCAGTTTTTGCTTGTTGAACGTAATCTTTTTTCAACAATTTTATTAATCGTTTTGATTCGTTTACATCATTTTCCCTTTCGAAGATTGTAACTTGTGGATATCTTCTTGATACTTGATATATTACATACTCATTATCAGTTGTTAATATTTGTCTTTGCGAAGAAGGATTACTATGTTCAAATAAACTATAATAATATTCTTCATCAACTACGTTATAATTGTCCTGTATTCCACTAGGAGTAATAATTCTTATGTGTTCTTGGTATCTGTAAACTGGATCGGGCGTAGATAATGCATATTCATAACCACTTTTTCCAACCAAAACTCCGTCAGATTTATATTTACTTTCAATATACTTTCCAAATATTCTAGAATTCATAGGAAAATCAAATGCAGCATCAAAAATATTATTTGTTAATAATATTATCCAATGCAAATCTTCATCGCCATAATATTTTAAAGCAATGTGTTCCGGTTTGTCTTGTTCTTGATATTGATAGTTATAATATATTTTTGGATCGCTTAACCAAGTATCTTTAATTTTTATACGAATATTTAAATCAGTAAGAACACGCTTTTGAAAAGTGGTAACTGGATGATATGAATAGTATTTTCCCATTAGTATCCTTTCTCTATATCTTCTTTTGTTACAATTTGTGTTTCTTGGAATTGTAAACTTAATCTAGTTTGAACTGGCATACCATCAGTATACGTTGCCCATCCAGCAGGAGCGTAATCAATATCATATTTCAATAATACACAAGTTTTTACCTTATGAATGTTTTTATTTTCTTTACCTTTATGAACAAATTCAATATCAAATGTTGATGGTGTAATATAAAATACTCCATATCCAGCACTGAGTTCTGGGTGAGCGTGGAATCTGAATGCTCTAATGATTTTTCTGACTGCCTTTGCTTCGGTTGCGTTTTTTGGAGTGAAATAAAAATCATATTGAAAATTTCGAAATGCAATACCTCTAAATAAAACCAACAATTGCGGGTTCATAGCAAATCCGTAAGCATTTCCTGCAATTTCGGCAACTGGTCCAAATCCAGAAAGAGACTTTAATGCATTTGCAATTTTACCACCTTTTTGGCGTTCAGCTCTTCCTTTTAATGCACCAGAAATTCCACCAGCACCTTGTATCATAGATTTACCTGCATCAAGTAAACTTGCTTGTTCCCATTGTATTGTTTGCGAATAATTCATTGAATCCGGAATATACAACGAAATTGCTTGCGATATTCTTTGGTGCGCAGCTGTCTGAATATTTGGTAATGCGTTGGGATTATCCGAACCACCTGGCAAATTACCTCCTTGACTTGCAGCAGAAGTAGCGCGGTAAGAATATGATCCGTCCGGATCACTGTAACTGTACGATCCTCCATTAAAATATTTACTTGCCGCCGTTGCATTAATATAAAAATTTATATAGTGACCAGTGTAAGAATCGTCTGCTAAATTTTCTGGATAAGAAAGACTAGAAAAACTGTAAGGAATATTAGAAACCTGCATATCATCGCTTTCACCGACCCCCAACATACTCAATGGATTTGACGGAAGGTTTGGCGGATTACCACTATTGGGTAAAACATTATTAATCAAACCATTCATTTGATCCGATAAATTTGTTTTCCCACTATTTGTGCCGCTTGAACTTAATGGTTTCTCCAAAGATGTTGTAGTTGGATTAATATTTGGTTGAATTTGTTCAACCAAAGGCTCACCAACAAAAATATTACCATCAGCAGTTTTTGTATAATCTACTAATATTCTTGGTTCTTCAGAGGTTTCATCAACAATAAAAGGTATGGATTTATCTAGTGGAAATAATATCTGCGGTTTAGTTATTTCTATCGGAGGATCAACTACTAAAATTGGAGGATCTTGTGTTAATTGTAAAATATCAAATTTTTCAAGCGGAATACTGATAAATGGCTCAGATATTTGCGGCGTTGGTTCATATGGTATACTAATATATGGATCTGGTGTTGGGAAATACCCAGAATCATCTGCAATAATTGGCGTATTAATATATGGCTGCGGATCATCCGGAAACTGTGGATACGTTAGAATTTCCGGTTCGCCAGGATTTGAATCAACCCATATTGGATCATCAATCGGTACTATTGGATATTCGTAATTTTCCCACCAAACAGTGATTTCTCCGGTTCCAGTAATAGTCCCATCATAGTACGGAAAATTAAATCTATTTGGATTTAATCCTGGTATAGAAAATTTAGTTACATTTAATTCAGGTTCTTCGAGATCAATTGGTATTGTTAATGTTTGTCCACCAACATTTACTGGAATGTAAATATCAGGTTCACCCGACACATTACTAACCGTATATGGAATCGTCAATGTTTCTGATCCAGCAGAAACATTGGTCACATCATAAGGAATTGTAATAAATACTTTGTTAGTTTGTGGATCAAACGTAAAAGGAATTGAAATCTGAGGCATAGATTAAATAAATAGTTTAAAATATTATCATATATTTATAAAAGAAAATTGGCAAATACAAATTACAAACAAGGAATTTATAAACTTAAAAATCCCAAAAAATACAAGGGAGATCCTTACAACGTCATTTATCGCTCTAGTTGGGAACTTAGAGCATTTAAATGGTTGGATTCAAATCCCAATGTAATTGAATGGGGCAGCGAAGAATTAGTAATAAATTATATTTCCCCAATTGATAACAGAAATCATCGATATTTTCCAGATTTAATTGTTAAAGTTCGTAAGTTTGATGGAAGTATTGTGACATATGTTATAGAAATAAAACCATATGCCCAAACTGTAGAACCAAAACCAAAAAAACGAGTTACAAAAAGCTATATCAATGAAGTTTGTACTTGGGGAATTAATACCGCTAAGTGGGCAGCAGCAAAAGAATATTGTAGACACAGAGATTGGGAATTCAAATTGTTAACGGAGCGCGAGTTATTCAATGGCTGATATTTATTTAGAATATCATATTACAGAATATCCAGAAAAATCTGGAAGAAGGTTTAAGTTCGATCCGTATCTTTTTGGAAAAGGTGCTTGGATAATTCTTGGACCAGATAACAGGGACAGAAATTATGCACCAAAATCTCTACAGAAAAAATTAAACGAACATTTTTTTAAAAGAAGTGAATTACCAAGTTTATACGAAAGAATTAAAAATGCATCAAAACCAGAAAGAGAACAATTGAAAGATATTTCTATGTCTTGGCTACAACAAAAAATAACTTCGCTCAGAAAAGGAACTGAGATACAAGATCTAGATGTTATTCGCAGTAAGTCAGGATTTACAGTTGGTGGATTATATTTGTATTTTTATGATGCTAAACACAAAGCAACGTTACCAATGTGGGACAGATTTCCGTTGACAATAGTATTAAATAGAACTTCAACAGGATTTTTAGGTTTAAATTTACATTACTTTTCTATGAACGAACGCTCAATATTATTAGCCAAAATATTACAATCAAATTCGGTTTATAATAAATCGACTGATACGCTAAAAGCTAATTTAACATACGATACGTTAAAAGGATCTAAAACTTATTATAAAGGATTTGAAAAAGGGATTAAAGAATATTTGTATAGTCACGTGCAAAGTAAAATACTTCCTATTGAGTCGCACGAATGGCCATATGCTATATTATTACCGTTAGAAGATTTTCAATACAACAAATAACAATGTCAAATATATCAAATTTTATAAGTTCATTTTCAAAAGATACTGCAAGAGTTAGTAATTTTGAATCGTTGGTTGTTATACCACCTGCATTAATTGGTTCGTATCCAAATGGAATGAATCAATTAAGGTTTAGGTGCGAAGCAACTGAACTTCCGGGAAGAACTTTTGCAACAGTTGACCAAAAAACTTATGGCCCAATAGAAGTTTTCCCCGTACAAAATTATTACGATAAAATCACTTTAACGTTTATTTGTTCCGATACAATGGAAGAAAGAAAATTTTTCGATAAATGGATGGATTACATTTCAGTATCAACAGGAACTGGAGCTGGAGTTAAGTTTGATTTTGAATATAAACAAAATTATGAAACAACCATTTATGTTAATCAACACGATTTAACTGGAAAACTGTCGTATTCTTTGGCTCTTATAAGCGTATTTCCCGTTGCTATCAATCCAATGGGGTTAAGCTGGGACGCACAAAACGCAATCCAAAAAGTACCAGTTACATTTGCTTATAGATATTTTATGTTACCATCTTAATTATACAATGGAGTTATAATGTTACCTATTTTAGACAACCCAAAATATGAAATTGAATTACCAATTTTAAAAAAGAAAGTTAGTTTTAGACCATTCTTGGTTAAAGAACAAAAAATACTTTTAATTGCAGCAGATTCTGATGATAGCAATTTTATGATTGAGAACATTAAACAAATCATTAAAAATTGTTGTTTAACGGAAATTGATGTAGATAAACTATCTTCCGTGGATTTAGAATATTTCTTTTTACAACTAAGAGCAAGATCAGTTGAAGAAATTGTGCATACAAAATATAGATGCGAAAATAGACTTCCCGATGGAGAAATCTGTAAAAATTCTATGGAAGTTAATATTAATCTATTAGAAGTCAACGTTGAAACTAATGGTTTTGAAGACGATATTAAATTAACATCCAATATCGGGATTAAAATGAGATATCCAACTATACAGATTATTGAAAAATTGAATTCTGAAACAAGCGAAAACGACAATATAATTGATAAATCTTTTGATGCTATCATCGAATGTGTAGATTACATTTACGATGATGATAATTTTTATTATACATCAGAAGTTAAAAAACAAGAAATTGTAGATTTTCTTGAATCTTTGAGTATTGAACAATTTCAAAGAATTGAGAAATTCTTTACCAATATACCAAAACTTAAAAAAGAATTGGAAGTAATTTGTTCAAAATGCGGATTTGAACATAAAATAAAATTAGAAGGATTACAAAGTTTTTTAGAATAAGCCTTTCCCACGAAAGTTTATTGAATTATTATAAAACTAATTTTGTATTAATGCAACATCACAAATATAGTTTAACTGAATTGGAAAATATGATACCTTGGGAAAGGAACATTTATATAACACAATTGGAAATTTATATCCAAGAAGAGAATGAGAAATTAGCTCAAAACAAATAACAGGAAACTATAATGACCACCAGTAATTTATCAGAATTAACCGAAACTTTAAAGACAAGTAATAAATCAATTACTGTTAATGTAGTTGCTGAACCTGAAAAAGAGGTGATCAATACTATTTCAAAAGGCGATTCTGATATTGTTAAATCTTTAAACGTTATTTCAACCGTATTAATGCAACAATTTGCATTTCAAAAGGAAGCGGAGAATAGAAGAAGGTTGGAACAACGTTTAATACCAAAAGATATTCAACAACAAAATTTACAAACCGCTTCAAGAGAAGGTAGTGAAGATTCTAGTGGTGGTGCTGGTGGTGGTCTTGGTGGATTATTGGGCGGTTATGGTTTGTTTAGAATGTTGGGGGACGCTTTTAAAGGATTAATTGGTATTGTAAAAAAAGTTGGAGGAGTATTACTAGAATTCCTTGGTATTGACAAATTATTTGGACTTTTAAAAGAAGGATTTGGGAGTGTAGTTGGAAAATTGATGGAATTCAGTAGGGCATTAGCCCCATTAGCTCTTAGATTTGCTGGATTGGCAGGAGCAGTTTTAACAATTGGTGAGGCGTTTAAAGGATTAGAAAAAATTA